GAGGTGCTGCGCAAGGATGCTGACCGCGCTGCGTACTGGAAACAGCGCGCCAAGTCCGCTGAAGGGCACCTGTTTTCCGGTGATTTCCGGGCGGCGGCAATGGAGCTTCACAAGTACTCGCGATTCGAGTCTACGCCATGGCCCGAACTCACAGGATCGCAGCATGCGCTGATATCAAGCGCTGCAGGAGCGGTGATCGCCACTGTCAACAGACTTCGGGATGCGCGGCGCCCAAAGAATCGAGACGAGACGGATGCAATCATCTGGTGCGCCTGCGGTGACGGCCATGCAGCCAACAGCTACGGAGCTGGGTTCATGGATGCGAACGGCGGGGTTTGCGCGAATTGCGACGCCGCCATGGGCAATGGAGGCCGTGGTGGGCAATCCACCTCAAAAACGTCTGAAAGTGCCTATCCAGAAGGGTTAAAGGGTGGTGTGCAATGAGTAACGTCATCCACAAGCCTCGCCACTTCTGGACGTCCGGCCCATCCCGCGTTCGTGAAGTCCTGCGCCTCGCCTACCTGTTCGCTACCGAGCTGTCCGCCGCCGGCGCCGTCGAGATCATTGTCCGCCCGGTGAAGTCCCGCCGCACTCTGGAGCAGAACGCCAAGCTCTGGGCGATGCTGGGCGACATCTCCCGCCAGGTTGAATGGCCGGTCAATGGAGTGATGCAGAAGCTCGACAGCGAGGACTGGAAGGCGCTGATGACCGCGGCAGCCCGCCAAGAGATCCGCATGGCCCAAGGCATCAATGGCGGCGTGGTGATGCTGGGCGAAAGCACCAAGCGCATGACCGTGGCCGAGTTGGGCGACGTGATCGAGTGCATGTACGTCTTCGGCGCCGAAAAGGGCGTCACCTGGAGCGAGCCGAAAGGAAAGATGCCAGAGCAATGGGAGGCGGCAGCATGAGCCAGTTCAAGTTCAGCGTCGGCGAGGTGGTTATTCTCCAATGCCGGGATTACCCGCACCTCAACGGCGAATACACCGTCACTCATTGCATACACGCGCATGAGGTCTACCTCGATCCGGAGTTTGGCCAGGCGCTGCGCCCTGAGATCCTCGGATACTTCCTCGACGGCGCCAGACTGATTCTTCAGGACGGGGACGGCAGCGCTGCAACTGCACTTTGGTATGAAGGCGCTTTGCGGAAGAAGCACCAGCCCGGCGAGCTGTCGTTCAAGGAGCTGCTGCAAGGCATCGGAACCCAAGAGCAGCAGAAAGCCAAGGAGGTTGTATGACCATCGAACGGAAGCCGGCCAAGCCGAAGAAATGCCATGTTGCTGCCTGCGGGGCCTCATTCGTCCCTTCGCGGATGGGGCAGGCGGTGTGCAGTCCGGCGTGCGCAATGATCGACGCGCCAAGGCATGAGCCGAAGGCACGCAAGGCGTTGGCACAAATCGAGCGGAAGGACATCAAGGTCCGCAAGGAGAAGCTGAAGAGTAGGGCGGATCACCTCAAGGACACGCAGATCGCCTTCAATGCATGGGTGCGAGCCCGTGACGCTGCACTGCCTTGCGTCAGTTGCGGCCGCCACCATCAGGGTAAGTATGACGCTGGCCACTACCGAACCGTTGGGAGCAATCCGGCCTTGCGCTTCGAGCCGATGAATTGCCATCGCCAATGCTCGCCGTGCAACACCCGGCTGTCCGGGAACATAGTTAATTACCGAATCGAGTTGGTGAAGCGTATCGGCGCCGAGGCAGTCGAGTGGCTGGAGGGGCCGCACGAGGCCAAGAAGTACACCGTGGATGAATTGAAAGCGATGACCGCCGATTACCGGGCAAAGACCAGAGAGCTGATGAGGACTGTCGCATGAAAATTAACTCAGCTCGCCAAGTGTGGCATGACTGCAATTACAACCCCGCCCCCGGCCAGACCTCAGACGCCGCCGAGCTGGGAGTGGTGGTGCAGAACACGGAGCGCGGCCCGACGGCGAACCACGCAGTGCACGGCGCGCTGGCTGGTCACATCCAGTCGGTAATTGCACGGCTTCACCCGCAGATCCGGGTATTCGGTGACTTCATGTACGCGGCCGAGCAGAGCGACGACATTCGGGAAGCGGCGGAAGAGGTCGTGTTTCTGCTGGTGCAAAACCGGTCCCCACGGATGACGGCGGCTAAGCGCGAGAAACTAGAGTTCGTGGTGAAGGGCGTGCTGCGCCGGTACCGGCATATGCATCAGGGCGGGCAGTCGGCCAATGAAGATCCGCTGGCCAATGCCGAGAAGTTCCGGGCGTGGATGTGGCAGTACTACGGCGTGCGCCTGGAGTCGTGCAATTGGGAGCGGGATTGGGGTGGTGTGCTGCAACTGATCTTCGACTGCTGCGAGAATCTTGATAGGATGGCGCTTAGCCCGGTCGCGGCAGTTCTCTACGAGATGAAGGAAGCAGCATGAACGACGATGAGTTACTAACTCTGGCCGCCAAGGCTGCAGAGATCAAGGCTCAGTACAGCGACAACTACGGGGACTTCTCAATAGGTGAGCCATATTCTAGGGATGAGGCGCGCTGGAATCCTCTAAAATTCGATGGAGATGCCTTCCGCTTGATGACTTTACTGAGAATTAGGCTGATGTACCCTGATTTCGAGGCTTGCGGTGATTCTGTGTTGGCAATGGCCAATGAAACGAAGCACGTAGCGGAGCAGCCTTTGACTGCCGAAGGATACCGACGAGTGATAGTCCTTCTTGCTGCGAAATTGGGTGAAGAAAAGGGCTCTTGACCTTCCCGTGCGGCTCAGATAGATTAAGCGCCAATGTTAGAGTTTTGCCTTCGGCAACTAACCCATTGATCCAAAGAAACCCGGCCATCGCGCCGGGTTTTTATTGCCTGAGATTCACAGCAGCCAGGGCAGCCTCACGGAAGGCCTGGACGCTGATAAGCCGGTAGTGCAGCGCTACGGAAAAACACCGGCAGCCCGTGCGCCCTGACCTAACACGCTTTCAGGGTGGCGCGAGACAGGAGCGGCGAGATCGATGCACTTGGGTGTCGACGCCGTGATGGTCTTTGGCTGGCAGCGTGGGAAGACACGCGCAATTGCGGGTAGCGCAGGTCGCTAGACAGCCTTCCAAGCTTTCGATCAGGGTTCGATTCCCTGTATCCGCTCCAATTCCAACTATGGCAAAAACTGCCATTGTTCATTTCGAGGCCTCGTCAATGTGCGGGGCCTTTTCGTTTTCGGCTCCACCACACCCATTGCTCCGAGCTGGGAGTGCTGTGTGAGCCGATTCAATTCCGCAGGTCATGGCCTGTCGTATCCCTAACTCCCTGACGGGGAGGAACCGAGATGTCCAACATGCCAGACAAACCAGACACCTGGGCGATAGCGCTTGCGTGGTTGAGCCAGCATTCGCCAATCCTCTATGCGGCTGCGTTGTCCTGTGCGATGGCTGTCCTGAGAATCACATACGGTGGCGGTACACGGCGCCAGATGATCGTTGAAGGCGCTATCTGTGGTGGCTTGGCCCTGACAATCATCAGCGGGCTTGAGTTCTTCTCGCTCCCACAGAGCATGGCTACCTTCGTCGGTGGCTGGGTTGGCTTCCTGGGCGTGGAGAAGATCCGGTCTATTGCTGACCGTGTGACTGACTTCAAGCTGCCAGGCCGCAAGGTCGATTAATCCGCGCCACGTTTTCACAACCGCCGTTTCGTGGCGCGAGATAGATCAATTTATGACCACATCAAAACCGCGAATTCAGATTCAGGCCGGAAAGGTCGTGTCAACTGATAGTTTGTCGAACATGGTTGCCAACATCGGCACCAACCGCGACAAGCGCACCCACAACGTATTCGGCTTTGAGTTCGTCAATCAGATTGAGCTTGAAGCGGCGTACCAGTCGAACTGGATTGCCCGCCGTATCGTGGACAAGCCCAATGAAGATGCGCTGCGTGAGTGGCGCACGTTCAATGGTAAGCAAGCCAAGGACATCGCGAACGAAGAGCGCCGCCTGGGTGTGCAGCAAGCCTACCTTGATACTTGCTGCTGGGCTGACCTGTACGGTGGCGCTGCGCTTCTGATGGTGACCGGACAAGACCTGAGCAGTCAGCTTGACCTGAAGAAGATAAAAAAGGGCGACCTGAAGAACCTGGTTGTCCTAGATCGCTGGGATATCCAGCCAACCGAATTCAACCTGACTGACCCGCTCAAGCCGAACTGGATGCTCCCCGAGTTCTACATGATGGTGAATGGCGAGCAGCGCATTCATTACAGCCACATCATTCGCCGCACCGGGGCTCGCCTGCCGCGCCGCATGCGCATGTTCGAGCAAGGCTGGGGTGACAGTCGCCTACGTCGCTGCATGTCTGACCTGCGCGATGTGGTAGCTACCAAGGGCGGGATTGCTTCCCTGGTTCTGGAAGCCAACGTCGACACCATCAAGGTGAAAGGCCTAAAGGCTGCCTTGGCCAGCGCCCAGTGCGATAACGTCACCGAGCGCTATCGCATGTTCGGCATGATGAAGTCGCTGGTTAATCTGGGGCTGCTCGATGCCGAAAGCGAAGAGTACGAGCGCAACAGCATCTCGTTCTCCGGCCTGAGCCAGATCATGGAACAGTTCATGGTGTGGACTGCAGGCGCCGCTGAGATGCCCGTCACCGAGTTGTGGGGCCAATCAGCCTCAGGCCTGAGCGCCACCGGTGAAGGTGACCGCAAGACCTACGAAGGCACTATCAAGGGCAAGCAGGACGGCCAAATGCGTCTCGACCTTGAGGCGCTTGACCAGGTGCTTATCCGTTCCGCGCTTGGCGACTATCCAACAGATCTTGAATTCGAATGGAAGCCTCTATCCCTGCCTACAGGGACTGAACAGGCCCAGGAAGATCTGGCAGACGCCCAGGCTGATGCGATGAGCATTGAGGCTGGCGTCATTCGTCCGAGCCACGCCATGCGCCGCGTGCAGGCAAAGGGCACCTACGCCATCACCGACGAACAGATCGCCGCCCAGGAACAGATCGAGAAGGATCAGGACAATGGAATCGGCGACGACGGAAAAGACCTCCCAGGTTTCAACCTTGGAGAAACTGACGGCGACAAACCTGGCGATGCTGGAGCAGAGGAAAAAGAAACCCCGCGCCCCTAAGCCTGTTCTGCCAAGCCAAGAGGCTGAGCGCTACTACAGCGGCCAGCTTCGAGGCATGGTTAGGCTGATGGCTGGTGATCTGGTTAAGGCGCTTGAGCCCGAGCTGAAACGCCTAAAGCGTGACTACACAGCCGACGCCATGCCGACCATGGATGGCTGGACCGATGACATCCTCGCAGCAATACGCGGGGTATCACGCCGGTTCAGCTCGTCCCTGTTCGAATTCCAGATCCAGCGGGTGGCGGCTGGAACTGTCAGTCGCGCCGATGCAGACAACGCCGAGGACTTCCGAAAGTCAGTCAATCAGGCCGTCGGTGTCGACTTCCAGCTGATCACCCGGCCCAAGGGCATGCAGGACTACCTGGAAGCCTCCACCGCTGAAAACGTGAACCTGATCAAGTCGATCCCCGATGAATACTTCAAAAACGTCGAGACGATCGTTCTAGGCGGCATGAAGGGTGGTCTCGCGCCTACCGCCATAGCCAAGCAGATACAGGAGCAGACCGGTGTCAGCGCTAGGCGGGCCAAGCTAATTGCGCGGGATCAGGTTTCGCAGCTCAATAGTGACCTTACCCGTCAGCGCCAAGCCGCAGCCGGGATCGAGTTCTACAAGGCTGTGGATGCAGGCGATCAGCGCGTATCTGGTGCGCCAGGCGGTAAATACCCAAACGCCAAGATCAGCTGCTACGGTATTGCTCGCCAAGACATCGGCTACGGCCCAGGCGTCTACAAGGTCGCTGATGGCGCCCCGTGGGGGGGAAAGACCGGCCTGCACCCAGGCAAGCACCACGTTCTCTGCCGCTGCATCGCCATCGCCCAGATACCAGGCGTGAACTACTTCCCCAAAGACGGGTAACCCAATGCAAAGAATGACCATCGATGAGGCCTTCAAGCCTACGTCGCGAACGCTCACGCCTGAAGGATTCCTCTGCGTGAAGGGTATTGCGGCCAGGACAGGGGTTTATCAGTACCTGTCGAGCGAGCTGGATCTGGAAGGTCCCGAGCGCATCGTCAACGTCTACCGCTCCCCCGAGGAAGTGTTCTCGCCCGAATCCATGGCGACCTACCTCGACAAGGACGTGACCAACGACCACCCGGACGACTTGGTTGATTCGACCACCTTCAAGGAAGTGTCGGTAGGCCATGTGCGCGGCGTTGAACGCGACGGCGACAACCTCATCGTAGACATGATCATCAAGGATCAGTCCGCCATCGACGACATCCAGTCCGGCAAGGCCGAACTATCCCCCGGCTACCTCGCTGAATACGTGGAAGCCCCCGGCGTTTCCCCCGATGGCACCGCATACGAATACGAGCAGCGTGACATCCAAATCAATCACAACGCCGTTGTAGCAGCAGCGCGGGCCGGAAAGGTCGCCCGCATTTTTGACCACAAACCGAAAGGTATTACCCATATGGCGACCCGGAAAGTCTTTCTGGACTCCAAGAAAAGCCGCTCCATCATCCTGGACGAAGAGGCAGCAACGGTAGTCGAAGACGCCGTGGCAGCCTTGCAAAAGTTCGCGGACGAAGAATCGGAGCGCGCAGACAAAGCTGAAGCCACCAAGGACGAAGCCGAAGAGAAGCTGGAAGAGGCCAAGAAGGAAACTTCGGACGCTGCTATCGGCCTGCGCGTGAAAGCAACCCTCGACACCATCGCACTGGCTGGCAAGGTCGTTAAGTCCTTCGACGCCAAAGGCCTGGTCTCCCCTCTGGAGATCAAGCGCGCCGCAATGGCTCAACTCAAGCCTACTCGCGACTGGGCTTCCAAGTCCGAAGCGTACGTGACCGCCGCGTTCGATTCCGCAGCCGATGAGGCCGAAGAGAAGAAAACCGAGGACGAAGATGACGAAGACGACAAGTCGAAAGTCAACGACAGCCTCAAGCAGTTCGCCAAGGACGCAGCATCGCGCGGACTGAAGCCGACCACTGACGGCACTGACGCTTACAACACATTCCTGCGGGGTGGCAAGTAATGGGCATTGCAATTGATACCTTCGGCCAGTACGCCGGTAAGGCCTACGAAGGCCAGATTAATGACCTGAGCATGGCGGATGTCACTACCGCAGTGGCCTCGGTCGCCATTCCATTCGCGCGCGCTGTGGTCTCGGCCGCTGTCGACAAGCAAGGCGCACTGCCTGCCGCCGGCGCCGGCTTCTTCCTGGGCATCTCCGTGCGTAAGCCTGTGGGCGTGAGCGGCAGCTACATGACCGGCCAAGTCTCCGACAGCGGCAACGCAGTTGGCGGCTACCGCCTGAACGAAGAAGTCAGCCTGCTCAGCACTGGCCGTATCTGGGTCAAGACCCTGGCCGGTGCCACCAAGGGTGCCCAGGTCTACGCCGTGCCGTTGACTGGCGAGCTGACCAACGCTTCCACCGCAGGCAATCACCTGCTGCCTGGCTGCGTATTCAAGACCACCGCGGCGGCGGGTGAGTTGGCGCTGATACAGGTCAAGTCCGACGTCACCACCACCATCGCCGCTTAAGGATCAGATCGAATGAAGACTTTCGACGCTTCCCCCCAGGCGCAACTGGGCTTCCTGTTGGGTCAACTGACCTATGTTGAACAGGAAGTCCTGCGCCAGCCGTATCCAGAAATCAAATACCCGTCGATCCTGACCGTCGACACCTCGGCGCCGGATTACACCGAGTCGATCGCCTTCAAGGTTCTCGACTACAAGGGCGAGCCAGCGCCAATCGGCGACGTCTCCCACGACTTCCCACTGGCTGAGATCGCCGCCAAGGTCGGCGGTGTTGACGTAGTTCAGGCTGGCTTGGGCTACACCTACACCCAGATCGAAGTCGGCAAGGCCATGCAAATCGCCAACTCCGTCGGTTTCGGTGGTGCGATCAATCTGTTGGCCGAGAAGCCAATCGCAACCCGCACCCTGACCGAGCAGTGGCTGGACCGCGTGGCATTCGTTGGTGACGCTCGCTGGCCTTCGCTGACCACTGGTGGCCTGCTGAAGTATCCAGGCGTACCAGTCGTTGCTACCGGCACCTTGCTGGGTGGCGCGAACAAGACCATCGCCCAGATCCTGGCTGGTGGTGGTGAGACAGCCGCAAACGAGATCCTGACCCTGCTGAACAACGCGATCCTGCGTGTTTACGCTACTCAGACCAACTCGATTTTCCGTCCGACTCACATCCTGCTGCCGCTGGTTGAATACGGCCTGTTGACCACCTTCCGAATCCCGAACACCTCGGAAACGTTGGTCAGCTACCTAGAGCGTGTGCTGAACATCAAGATTGAGCCAATCCTGCAGGCGGCAACTGCCGGCGCTGGCGGCGGCAATCGCATGATGGTCTACACCAAGAACGCTCAGTTCGCCAAGTTCCACCTACCAATGCCTTACACGCTGAACGCGCCGATCCCGTCTCACGGCGGCCTGCGCTTCGAGGCTGCTGGCGTGGTGCGCACTGCTGGTACTGAGCTGCGTGTTCCGATGTCCCACCTTTACGTTGACGGCATCTAAGGAGGTCGCATGGCTCGCAAACAAGGCAAGGCAAACGAGGCCTCTTCGTCGGAAGCGACCGTCTGGACCAACATCAGTAAGAACCCGGTGATCCTGGGCGATGGAAGCACTGTGGGGGCCGGTGAGCAAACCACCGCAGAGCAGGCCGAGTTCGCCGAGGGCTCACTGTGGGAAGAGCATGGCGTGCTGGTATCTGGCGCTCCGGTGCTCATGGATGATGGTGCCGACCAGATCGCGGCGCTGGCCGCCGAAGTCGAAACCCTCCGGGGTCAGCTGGCTACCGCTGGCAGCGAGAAAGATGCGCTGCTGGCCGAAGTCGAAGAGCTGAAAAAACAGATCCCTGCCAAAGAGTGATCTGAGCAAAACCCAATAGCCCCGCCCAGTGCGGGGCTGTTTCATTCTGGAGTCTGACCCGTGGCTGAACTGACAATTGAAGTGACGCCGGCGATCATTGCGGACTTCCGAGCGTTCTACGAAGAATTTACCGACAGTACCGTCTGGTCCGATACCAAGATCACCAAGGCGCTGTACATCGCACGCGGCGAGTTTGGCGGCTGTGCGAATTGGGGCGACTACAAGCCCTACTCATTCTTCCAGCGAGGCTGGTTCGCCCTGGCGGCGCACTATCTGACCTGGAACAAGGCTACATCTGACGCCACTGGTGCTGATGGCAGCGCATCGACCCCCTACGCACAGTCCAGTAAGTCTGTACGTGACGAGTCGGTGTCCTATGCCATCCCGGCGGCGAACGCCAATCTGACGGTGTGGGAAGCGGCCGTGGCCCTTACTCCCTACGGCCTTGAGTACCTGCACCTTCGCTCTCGGGCCGGCATGGGAGCGATCT